ATAACGAGTTGGTCGAATTCCGCGGCAAAGGCGAGTACGGAAAGCCATCAAAAACGTCGCGCTTTTCGCAAATTATGGAGATTGTTCACGACTACGAAGTCCAGATGACAGTTCTCGATACGATCTCCGATGTGTTCGCCGGCAACGAAAACATCCGCTACCAGGTTAAGGCGTTCGTGACCATGATCAGAAGCCTCGCGCTTCCGAATAATGGTGGCGTGATTATGACTTCTCACCCGTCAAAGTCTGCGATGGTCGATGGGTCCGGGTTTTCCGGCTCCACGGCTTGGAACGGCGCGGTTCGCAACCGCCTCTATCTCACGGCAAGGAAGGTCAAGGATGAGGATGGAGAAGCCGCTCCGACAGACGATCGTGTGCTCAAGATTATGAAATCGAATTACGGGCCGTTTGGTGAGAAGATAAAGGTTAAATGGCAGCATGGCGCTTTCATCCGCACTGAGTCTGCGGAGCGCATGGGGTTATTTGATTTGCTCAGCACCAAGGGCAAGCTCTATGAGGCGGCGAGATACCTTGTCGGCAAGGGCGCGATGCTCGGCGCTAATCCTCAGACCCGCACCGCCCTGATTGTTCAGGCGAGAAATTTGCCCTCATGCAAAGAAATATCATGGGAGAATTTACGGCAGGCGCAAGATGCGCTTGAAGGTGATGGAAAGTTGGTTAAGGTTGAATTGGGTCCGAAGTCTAAACGGGCCATTTATGTTCGTCCGGCCGATATGACCTATCCTGGTGAAGAAGCGTAATGGAACGGCAAATGCCAATCGCGGTTTCCGACCGCCTTCCGACCGCCCTTCTGACCGGATTTCCGACCGAAATCGAATTTCCGACCGCTCGGAAGAATGCAGGCAAACTGCTGTTCCGACCGGATCGAGAAATCTTCCGACCGCCTTCCGACCCCACGGCAGGGAGGGGGACGGTCCCTACGGGACCGAACCCCCGCCAAGGGCTGAAATTGGCGAAAAACCAATAAACGGCTGTGAAGTGGCGCACCTTCCATCCCAGCAAAAAACAGCGTAGAAGGATTGTGATGGCGATGCTCAAAAACCAGCGATGGGAACTGTTCGCCCAAGCGGTTGCTGATGGACTACCCACATTCGAGGCCGCGGAAAAGGCTGAGATTATTCTGATTGAGCCAGCTGCCGCCCGAGAGTATTACGTTTATTGCCTTACCGACCCGCGCGACGGAAGAGCATTTTACATCGGCAAGGGATCAAGAAACCGCTGCTATGATCACGCGGTGGCGGTTCGTTGTAATCGAGAGGCCAACCGCAAAAAGCGCGAGAGAATTCTTGATATCCACAAAGCAGGGCTAGAGCCTAAGCCCTGGCTATTGGCGAATGGACTTGCAGAAAATCGCGCTTATTCCCTTGAAGAATACATCATCAAAACCATCGGCTACGAACACTTGGCAAACCTTCACCCCAAAGAATTTACCTCGACGTGGCGCCGAATGGCCATCCTGCTATTGCGCCTCAACAAATGGCGCGATGTTATGGAGCGCTCGCCGCCATCCCTTGATCGTGATGTGTATTTCGCGTTCATGGAATCGGCGCCCAAGCTGCTGCCCTATCTGCGTGGCGCGCCTCTGCTATCAGAGGTCTTACAGGATGGCTAAATGGGTTAAGGGTCAGTCTGGCAATCCCAGCGGAAAGCCCGCGCTTGAGCGCCATGTGCGAGAGATGTGCAAGGAATTCACGGCCGAAGCGATTGAAAAGCTCAAGGAATGGGCGCGATCTGACAATCCAAGGGCGTCGGTCGCAGCGTGTAATGCGCTCCTTGATCGGGCGTGGGGAAAGCCTGTGGAATCGGTTGAAATCGGCGCGCCAGGCGAATTTGAGCGGATGACGGACAATGAGCTCTACGATATCGTGCGATCTGCCCAGAGCGGAGTTAGAGCGAGCCGCCAGAGCCGCATTCGAGATAAAGCGCCGCCAGATCAAGGCGGCTTGCTCGGAGAGCCTTCTAAACTTCATTAGCGCGTTCTGGCGCGTTGTTGAGCCTGATCGTGAGTTCCAGGTTGGCTGGGCGATTGAAGCGATCTGCGAGCATCTGGAGGCCGTTAGCGCGGGGCAAATCAACCGGCTGCTGATGAATGTCCCGCCAGGATTCTTAAAAAGTCTGAGTACTGCCTGTTTCTGGCCGGCTTGGGAATGGGGCCCGCGGGAACGTCCATCGACGCGATATGTGGATTTCTCCTACTCCTCAAGCCTTACAGAACGCGATAACCAGCGTTTCGGCGCGATTGTGAGCTCGCTAGAATACCAGGCTATGTGGGGCAAGACCGTCACGCTACCGCCGTATATGCTCGGCCGGCAGAAGGTGGCAAACCGACAGACCGGCTGGAAAATAGCCTCCTCGGTTGGTGGCGTGGGTACTGGCGAGCGCGCCGATCGCATCATTATCGACGACCCGCACAACGTCAAAATGGCGGAATCCAAGGCCGTTCGTGAGGAAACGGTGCGCTGGTTCCGGGAATCCATCACGAGCCGTATGAACGATCCTGAACAATCGGCTATCGTGGTTATCATGCAGCGGGTTCATGAAGACGATCTAAGCGGTTGTATATATTCAGAAATGCCAGATTATACGACGCTGTGCATCCCGATGGAATTCGATGGTGATTGGCGTGGGCCGACGCGCGGTGTTGGCTGGACGGATCCGCGAGAGATCGAGGGCGAGCTGGCATTTCCTGAGCGGTTCCCTGAGGAAGTCGTAGAGCGTGACAAGGCGGCTATGGGGCCGTTTGGCGTCTCGGCACAATTCCAGCAATCTCCGGCACCCAGAGGTGGTGGCATCATCCTTCGCGACTGGTGGAAGGTGTGGCCTCCTGAGGCTGACGTTTACGATGGCGACCCCGAGCGATTTCCGCCGCTTTCCTATGTTTTGCTGTCGGTCGATACGGCCTATGGCGAGAAGGAGGAAAACGACTGGAACGCCTGCACGAGTTGGGGTGTGTGGAGGGATAAGAAGGACCGTCCCCAGGTTGTGATGCTCGAGGCGTGGCGGAAGCGCTGCCCGCTTAGGGGCAAGGTGCTGACAAGGACAGAGAAAGAAAGCCTTACGGAACAAGAGGTTAGGGCAACGTGGGGTTTGGTTGAATGGATATTGCACACGGCTCGTAAGCGCAAGGCTGACGCTATCCTGATCGAGGACAAGAGCCGTGGGATTGATTTGGCGGCCGAGGTGCGAAAGTTGCTGCGTCCGGGCGAAATGAGCGTGCACCTGATTAACCCGAAAGGCGACAAATCCGCCAGATTGATGGCTGTAGAGCCGATGTTCGCGGACGGTATGGTCTGGGCGCCGAACAAAGCGTGGGCCGATATGGTGATTACCGAAGTGACGCAGTTTCCGAAGGGGAAGCACGACGATCTGACGGATTCCTGTAGCCAGGCGCTTACGTTTCTCCGCCAGCGCGGGCTGCTCACGCTCGCCTACGAAGCGGACGAGGACAATTTCCAGGCGCTGCAGTTCCGTCGCAAGGCCGAGCCAGCGTATGATGTTTGACAGGCTGTAACGGTTACTGTAACGGTTACGCATGGGAGTGATGATTGATTGCAAGGGATGCGGTCAGCGGCATGACAACATGCTTGTGCGGTGTCCCGCGAAGGAATCGGGGTCAGCCGTTCGCAAGGCGGCGCCGGTCGAAGCTGGCGGTGGTTCGGGTCAACTAGGAACCGCCGAACACCCCGATATTTCTCCCCCTTCGTCTAGCGGCAGGACATCGCGCTTTGGACGCGGTAGCCGTGGTTCGAATCCACGAGGGGGAACCAAGGCTAAAGTTGATGTTAATGCCCTCATGGCTCAGTTGGCGGAAATTCGCGCGCAGAAGGCCAAGGATCGTGAGGCAACGCGAGAGCGCGTCCGTCGTCATCGCGCCAAGAAGCGGGGAGAGTGACTATGGCTGACACGAACGAAATTCCCACTGCGACTCACAGCGGTGAATTTACACTGATGGGTATTCGGATGCGGGTTCATCGTCTTGATGATGGTCGGGCGGTCATTGAGGCAGAAGACTTTGCCGCCTTTTTCAATGCGATGGAAGGTGATTGCACAGAACTAGACGAGGACGAGCTTATGGGTTTCATGCGGTTTCTGCATGGCATCGGCCCATGACTGACATCGGCGCGGCCTTTACCGCTCTGTGTGTTTTGGTCGGGCTGTTCGTGCTCGTCCGCGATTCGGTCAGATGGCACGGGAGGGAAAGACATGGCCGAGAATAAGCAGCACCGACACTGCAAATGGTTTGAGCGTATTCCGCCGTCCGCGAACGGTATCTGCCTGCGCTTCCCACCGACTGGTTGCGCGGTAATAACGGGTATGCAGCCACAGTTCAACGAGGTCGGCAATGTTATCGGGCAGGTTCCGATATATGAACCCCGCGGCGTGTTCCCGCCTGTCTCAGCCATAGGCACGGCTTGTGGTGAGTTTGTGGAGCGGGACGAACCGCTTGTGGCTGAGATACCGTTGCTGGACGTGAGTGAGTTGGCGGCGCTTGCAGAAGCGGCGAAAGCGGAGACGAAACAGTGAGGCGCGCAGACGGGTATTTGTTGCTACCGGAGCCGCATCGCGACTGGTACGCATTGATGCTGCGTGGGCGGCAAGTGGGCATAGTCTCGAGGTGGGGCCTCATACAGCTTATCGCGACTGAGCCGTGGTTCGCTGAGCTTGCGCGCAGACGCCAGCGACACCGCCTGAAAAATAGGGTATAAGCCGGTCGTCGCATCTCGCGGGGCGCTCGCGTGGCATCACCACAGGCTTACGGTTTCCAGAATCCAGCAGCGCATGTGCGCACGGTTGTCGCCTACTCCGGGAACGGTTTAATGCCGGAAGCGATGGAGCGGGTTAAGGCCAAGGCCGACGAACCGCTGAACATCGTCTCTTCCAACGGCAAGATCATCACGGTCGATAACGATACGGGTGATGTTTACTTTGACGACCCGCCAAATCCGAACATCCGGCGCACCGACAAGGACGGTAGCGGCTTTGGCGAGAACCTTGCCGACGGCGAGGGCGAGAACAACTTGGCCGGGATAGCGAACGAATGTCTGACGGGAATAGCCCAGGACATTCTCAGCCGGTCGGAATTCATTGCCAACTATAACCGCGGGATCGACCTGCTCGGGCTCAAGATCGAGGACGCTAGCCGGACGCGAGGATCGACCGGGACAATATCCAAATCGAAGCATCCGGCGCTGCTCGAAAGTTGTGTGCGGTATCAGGCGGGTGCGAGGGGTGAACTTCTGTCGGCGGAGGGGCCCGTCAAGATTGCGACGATCGGTGGCGATGCGCGTGGGCTGGACGAACTGGCCAAAGAGCTTGAAGACGACTGGAATTACTATCTGACCGATGTCGCGACGGAATATTACCCCGACACCGACAGGGCATTGTTCCATCAGGCGTTCGGCGGGACGGTTTTCAAGAAGGTGTATTTCTGCCCGAGGCGGCGGCGGCCGGTTTCCGAGAGTGTGTACCTGACGAATCTGATCGTGTCGGAAGATGCGACGGACCTTGCCAATGCGATTCGGGTGACGAACGAGATACTTGTCTCGCCTGTGCAGATGCGCCGTATGCAACTGAGTGGCGTCTGGAAGGACGTAAACCTTGGCTATCCTATGCCGGCGTTGTCGCCCGCGCGGCGCAAGGTGCTCGAGACGCAGGGGATCGTGCCGACGAGCACTCGGCCGCAGGATCAGGAATTCACGGTTTACGAGTGCTACTGCGATCTTGACCCCGCGGATTACGGGATAGACGAGCCGAACGCGCCTGAACGTCTGCCGCTGCCATACCGGGTGACGCTCGACAAGGACAGCCAGCAGGTTCTTGGCCTTCACCGCGACTGGAAGAAAGGCGACGAGTTATTCACGCGGCGCAAGACGTTCGTGAAATTTGGGCTGATACCTGGACTGGGATTTCTCGATTACGGTTTTCTGCATCTGATCGGCAACCAGACGCGAGTGCTGACGGCGATTCTGCAGTTGATGGTCGATTCCGGGATGTTGGCAAATTTTCCGGGTGGGATGCGCGTCAAGGGCATTCGTACAGCCACGAACGAAGTCAATCCCGGTGTGGGTGAGTTCGTAGAGCTGGACATTGGCGCCATGACGGACATTCGTCAGGCGATCATGGCGCTGCCGTACAAGGATGTCTCGCCGGGGCTGTTCCAGTTGTATCAGGCGCTCGAGCAATCGGTCATGCGGATGGGCAGTTCGGCCAATCTGGAGACTGGCGAGGGGCGGACGAATATCCCGGTTGGTACGATCATGGCGATGATCGAGCAGCAGACGCAGGTATTGGGGGCCATTCACAAGAGGAATTTCACCGCGCAGAAGGAAGAATTCATGCTGATGCGCGAATTGTTCGTGGAAGACCCGAAAGCGATTTCACGTCCGGGCAGACACCAGTGGACGAGCGACGAGATTGCGAATGCCGATATCTCGCCAGCCGCCGATCCGAATGTGCCGGCACAGATGCACCGTATCATGCTCGCGACGGGGCTTGAGCAACTGGCAGCACAAGACCCGGTGAACTTCAAGCGGCGCAATATCCATCAGCGCACGCTCCGCATGATCGGGATAAACGATATCGACGATGTGCTGATTACGCCGCAGGAAGCGCAACAGGTGATGGTCAATGCTGCGGCGCAGATGTTGCAGAAGATGCAGGGCGCGCAAGGTAAGGGCGGTGGAGCCGGTCAGGCATCGCTTGCTAAGGCACAGATGGAACTGCCGCTGAAGCAACAGGAACTGCAGATCGAGCAGCAGAAGTTGCAGCAGGAGCAGGAGGTCAACGAACGTCAGGCTGCGAACGAGGCGGCGGACGTGCAGGAACGTCAGGCTGAACGGCAGGGGCAAGAACAGATACAGGCGGCTGAGTTGCAGATCGAGCGCGACAAACTGGCCGTTGCTCAGGCTGAGGCGGCCGGCGAGGCGCAGATGTCTCCCGTTGATCTGGCAAACCTGCGAAAGACCAATGCGCAGGCTTTTGCGGCGGTCGGCTCGGGTGCGATGGGATTTGCAAAGGCTTCCGAGACAGTGCAGCAGGGCAAGCGCGATCTGGCAACACTTGATTCCGACCTGGCAGGACAGCAGTTCGATCAGGGGCTGAGTGCCGCAGAACTTGACCAGACGGAGCGGCATCATCAGGACAAGATGGCAGTGGCAAAGAAGGTCGCGGAGAAACCGGCCACTCCGGCGCAAAGGCTGACGCGACCGGATGCGAAACCGAGACGCAAGGTGTGAGCAAGCTTCGCGTCATTGGGCTTAACGTGAAGGTTTGCACGGTTAAACTCAGTGACGGGCAAGAGTTACCGATCACAAACCTGTTTTGCTGCGGCATTGAATTTGACAGGCCGTACTACGACGAGGATTTTCACGACGCTAACTCCATCGTGTGCGGTCCAGACAAGAAGGGCAGGTTCATAGCGTTCCAGTTCAGTATGGATGACTTCCGGCAAGTACCTGTGAATTGATCGCCAACGTACGCATAATCTTTCGCGACATGCAGGCGGGACGTGCATGGTACGAGGATTATTCTGATCCGTATGTTTTCGTCCGCAACGGTCGTCTCATGCGCACGAATGGCAAGGATGAATTCCCGATCGGCCCTATGGGCACGACATGGGGCGGCTGCGTCATACCGCAGAACTTGGAGAGCCGATGAACGAGACGTACTGTGAGCGGACGGGGAAAGTTCAATGCAAGCCTTCGGACGCTGCTCGCGCGGCAGACGGCATCAACAGGCATCACTGGCGCGCGGCGAAGGGCAGGAACTGTGGCGCATTCCACATCGGCAACAAGGCAGGCCGCCGCCACGAGTGACGGGCTAGGCGCGAGCGTCTTTCAAACCGCTAAATCTTGTGTTAGTGTCCGTTCCCTGTATCTCCTCGGGGTGCATCACACATGGCCGAACAGCACAGCCGAAAACACGCCCGTGCCGTACTTACGCGCGCTGGATATAAATCGGGCGGGCATATCCACGAAGATGAAGCGGCCAGCGACGTTCACAAACACGAAAAGCATTTGCACAAAGGCGAGCCGCGGACGAAGCTGAAGGATGGCGGTGCTGTTCCCGGCATGGCGTCAGGTGGCCGTGCTGACCGTGCGCCCCGTGGTCGTCATAAGGGCAAAGGCTCCAAGACGGTCGTCAATGTTCTCAATTTGCCGCATCCGGGTGGCGCTGGCGGTCCTCCCCTTCCGCCGCCGCGTCCCCAGATGCCGCCTCCGGGCGCGATGGCTGGAGGACCGGCTGGCATGTCCGGTCCTCCGCCTGGGGCTGGTCTGCCTGGGGGCATGAAGCGCGGGGGGCGAGCAGGAACAGACGCCTCGGATTCGTGGCGCGATCCTATCAAGGGTGCAACGCCGGATTATCAGAAAAGAGGCGGCCGTTCCAAGATGGGCCTTGGCGGCGATGCCATCGGGCACATTCAGACATTCAAGAAGGGCGGTAAGTCCAAGCGTCCCCACGCGGAATATAAGCGTGGCGGCAAGGTTGCGCCGCACATGACGGCTGGCGCTGGCGGCGGACTCGGAAGGCTGGAAAAGGCCGAGGCTGAGGCGCGTTCCGAAGGCGGCAAGCGAGCCTGCTGGGGCAAGTCCTGAAATGTCGCCTGAACAATGGGCGCAATACTATGGACGCTGCGCCGCTCTTGATATGGTCCCCGCTTCTGCCAATCCCTATCCGTCTGGTAGCGCTGAAGCTACGGCATGGATGAATGAATGGGAGATTACCCGCAACTACGCCAATCAGGTAATGGCGGCATCGAAGCAGCATGACCAGCATTCACGATGTCCTTGATTTCGTCAGGGAACAGCGGGCTGAGCGTGCACAGAAAATGGCGCTCGGCGCTCCAAAGTCATTCGAAGAATACCGCGAATACGTTGGTTTTATTCAGGCAATGGATGCCGTTGAAACTGCGATCGTTGACGGCATGAAATCTTCCTACGAGAGGTGACGAGTGAGCGCACGACTGGCATCTGCATCCATTCCCATGCTTGCGAGCGAAACGCAGGCGGCGGAGATATTTGACGAGCTCAAGAACGAAATTGACGGGATCGAGTTGAACGGCACCGACGCGCTGTTCATTGCCTATGATCGCGCGGGCACCAAGACGGCTGGTAATATCATCATCCCGGAAAAATATACGGAGGACCAGCTTCAGGGCAAAGCGCACCTGATCGTTAAGATGGCGGAAGGATGCTTTACCGACGAAGCGATGGAGCGGTTCGGAAAGCGGCGCCCGAAGGTCGGTGACTGGGTTGTGCTCGATGTGAATCGTAGCTTCGGTTTTCACCTTGGCAAGCGTATCGCGCGCATGGGTGAGATTGCATTCATCCGGGCAATCATTACGCGCCCCGATCTGGTGTTCTGACCACAAGAGGCTGATGGACCCACCAGATGTTGTATTTGACCGAAAAATGGCGTAGGAATGTTCCCGCGCCTACTACCAAGGAGTAACGGGCAGTGGCAAAAGATACGTCGCACGACGACGAACTTGCGGCATTAAAAGCCGCGCTTGAAGCATCAAACCGTGAGAGAGACACATTCCGCGTTCGCGCCGAGGCTGCCGAATCCGGCAAGGCAGGAGCCGAGCGTCAGGTACTTTCGGAAGCCGAACGCCGGGTACAAGCTGAGATCGCCGCCGTCGAAAGCGCGCTGGCGAGCAATGAAACGGAAGCCGAAAGCATTGTGGCCGAGATCGACGCGGCACAGGCGGAAGGCAAACCAACCGGCGCATTACAGCGAAAACTCGCTAAGGTCGAAGCCTCATCGACCGATTTAACCAATCGCAAAACCTATTACGGCCAGCAGCTCGAGCGCGCGAAGGAAGCTGCCAAGGCGCCCCCTCCTGTCCAGACGCAAAAGCTGGCCGATGGAACACCGCTCGGCAATTTCTCCGCCTCCATGCAGGCGTGGGCAAAAGATCATCCAGAACTCCTGACTTCCCGTGCTGCCGTCATGCGCGGCTATGCAGCCGATGCCGAAGCGCGCGAGCGCAACGTAGTGGTTGAGAGCAAGGAGTATTTCGACATTCTGTCCGCCGCTGTTCGTGGCGTGCAGCCTGTGCAGCAGGCGACGGACGATGACGACGCCAGCGCCTATTCTTCTGGCGCCGCTGAAACGGACGAAGCCGCTCAGGCGGAAGCTGCTGCCGCCATTGCTCGCCAAACGGCAGCAAAGCCGCAACCGGGACCAGCCGGCAGTGGTTCGATGCGCGCCACACCGACACGTCAGGTTCCGGGAAACCCAGCAGCGCGAGGCCGAGTGCCTGCGCTGAGTGCGGATCAGCGTGAGGTTGCCGACTTTCTTTACGCGAGCATCAAAGACCCGCGCGAACGCTACGCCAAGTATGTAACCGACAAGGAATTCATGGACAATCGTCACGGGCGCGGAGTGAACTGATATGCCGATACCGAACCAGCCGCGCCAGACCGACCGCGATGCCCTCGCCCCGCGCAACACCGACCGCAAGGAAGACAGACAGCGGCTGTACCGTCCGGGGAATACAACTCTTGAACATCGCTACGCCATTGACGAATCGCGCGTGCCAACTGGCATGGTGATGGAGTGGAAGCGGACGCACATTCTAGGAATGCCGGACAGGCAAAATATGAGCATCTCGCGCCGCAATCACTGGACGCCGGTGACGCACGAGATGCAGCCACAATTCTTTGGGAATTTGGGCAAGCCAGGCGAGCCGATTCAGATGGACGGCATGGAACTGATGATGCGGCAGGAATACCTGAACGAAGATGCTGCGGAAGAACAAGCTCACGAGACTGCATTTCAGACAGATCAGCAGTTCCGGTCCCTGAAGCAAAAGAGCAGCGAACAAGTCGGTCCGCAAAACACAAAGCTCAAGCGCACATACGAGCGCGCGCCAACGCAAGCGATTGAGTGACTATGCGATCGCAGCCAAAGAAGCCTTCGGGCAATTTGCAAGGAGTTAGACACTAATGAGCAACCAAAATTCTCCGGTAGGCTTCCGCGATGTGGGCTTTGTCGTTGGCTCCGGCTCGATGGCTGCCAACGCAGTAGGGCCGATGGCGTACAATGCCAGCGCCTGTTACTGGGGCGACTGTCTCATCAATTCTTCGGGAAAGCTGGCTGTAGCTACGGCCACTGGCAATACGGGTGCTGCGATCGTCGGCATTGCCATGTGGTTCTCGTGGCAATCGACGGCACAGGGCAAGTTCGTCCGCCAGCGGTATTACCCAGGCAGCGATAGCGTCGGCAACGCCGATGTGAACGTCCACTACCTCTCCGATCCGAACACGCTCTTTATCGTGCAGTCCAGCGGGACAGCGATTACGCAGGCCGATGTCGGCAAGTACGCGAACTTCACGACCGGCACACCGAGCACGGCTACGGGCGCCTCCGGCATGAGCCTCGACCAGACGACACTGAATACGACGCAGGGCGTACTGCCGTTCCAGATTCTCGGCCTTCCGGTTGCGCCGTTGCAGAACACGGATGCGACTTCGAGTTTCAATCTGGTGTACGTCAAGATCGCAACGCAATCATTGTCGGGCATCAACTAAGGCAAACGGTCCAAGACAGGAGTAAACGTCTATGGCAATTTCACGCGGGTCAGAACGGGACCTCCTGCTTCCGGGTCTAGCTGGCATTATTTTGGCCTACCCGGAAATACCTAAACAATGGCCGCAGGTCTTCGAGATTCACACCTCGAAGATGGCGAACGAGCGCGTTGTTGAAATGCGCCCGACCGGCCTTGCGCAGTTGAAGGCTGAAGGTGGGCCTACGGTATTCGATAATGCGGCTGGCGAGCGGTTCGTCTACAACACGGAAATGACCGCGCTGGGTCTTGGTTTTGCTATCACACGCGAGGCACTGGACGACA